GCTTGCCGCATCTTTTGTACTTCTTCTTCCTCTCTGATAGCCGTTTGCGGAAAGCCGTTTGTTTCAAGCACATTCTTTAAAAGCGCATCTCCATTGATGTAGTCAACGCTTTCGGGGGATAATTGAAGAACCGGCTGCGCAAGCATTAAACTCATCTGCACGCCGCCTGACTGGTGGTGTTTCTTCTGCGCTTGCGCCAAGGGGCCGATAAAATCGATATTTAAGCTTGCCCCGGAATTGTTTAAAATGGCAGGTGTTTCCGGTAGTCTCCCTTGCCGATACATAATGTTAAAGGTGCGCCGCACAATTTCAGAAAGCGCCTTATTTTGATTGACGATAAGCGAGGTTAGCATCGCGGCTTTTTCGCCCTGTAGTTCTACTACTTCCGTCGCCGTTTTTTGCGCCGCCTGCGCTTGGAGCATCAGCATAAAATCAACATTGAATTTATCTTTAATCCGCGCTTCAATATCCCGCACCGTATCAAGCGTGATAGGAAAGTTCGCGCCGATATTGATCGGCATCATAATTTCATCGGGGCTTTCATAGTAGTTAAATCCGGCAGGTACGACGCTTTCTACGCCGCGCATACTGTCAGGTACGTTCATCGGCGGCTCTGCGGCAAGCTGTGCAAGCTTTAGCCGCGCTTCTTCTGCCTTGTTTAAAAGCCGCATATCGGGAATAGCCTTGCGCGCGGGGCTATCCCCGTATGCGCTTGCCGTAATGCGCTCCCAAATAAAAACGCTGTACGGCAATTCGTGGTAGCCGGATTCCTCAAGGATTTTATCTCCGTCCATATCGACGTAATAGCTTGCATACGCCATGTTTTTATCGTCGAGTTTATCGCTATCGTAATTCTCGCGCGGAAAAACCGCATGAAGGATTTTTATTTCCTTTTGCTTTCCTTGTGCATCTTCATAATCCTTCCGCATCGTCTCGCTGACATTTTCTAGGCCGAAACGCGCAACGATATTTTTTACCGTCATCGAAAAATACCGAAACACCGTATCGATGTCCCCGTATTCATTTGTTGCGATATATACTTCAGGCTCTGCAACCGTCATAAAGCGGATGGCCGCCTCTTTTTTCTCATCGATGAGCATGACCCCGTGTCCGAACTGCGCGGCGTTACTGATAAAAGCGGGCGCTTCCGTATAAAGATTGTTGCGGTTAAATTCTTCGTACAGCGCTTTTTCTGCATTCTCAAGCCAATCCTTCACCCCCGTATAATCGAGCATCGACGAATCGCTTAAAGAAAGTTTAAGCCATGTAACATTCGGGCTTATGGTATATCCCATTAAACCCGACACGAGTTTATCAAGATATTCTGCAGGCCGTCCCGTATGCCGCTTCGGTCGCTTTACCTCATCTTTTGCTTCTTCCCAATCGAAGTTCTTGCTTCCGATGTAGGTGGTAACGTCCTGCCATTCCCCCTCGTGTACTTTGCGCTTTGTTTTAAGATGTTCAAAAAGTGTTTTAATGTCGCTTAAAACCTCTTTTTCATCCTTTTTCGCTTCTACCATAATGACATTCTAAAATGGAGCTTTTGATTTTGTTATATAACTTGATAAGAAAAAGTATTTTTTTTCAGTTCCGATAATTATCCATTACGCATTATCAATTACTCATTACGCATACGGATCCCATCCGGCGCTTTTCGCTTTTTTACTTGCGAAGTTCCATTGTCCGCTCTGTTTTCGTAATGCCCTCGCAGGATGCCGCGCATACTCGCTCATAATCGCATAGCGCGTCTCATCGTAGATATGGTCTTCCATCGCAGTATCAATATCTTCCGGGTGTGCTTTACTCGGCAAAAGAAGCGGTATTGTGCGAATAAAATCAAAGCAAGTATCAAAAACTAAAAGCATCGGCTTTTCGTCCTCGCCCTTTGTTTTTAATAGCTGATGAAGCTGCATCTTTCCGTTGATGCGCTCGTTATTGGCTTTTATCATTTTCCAACCTGCCGCTTCAAACTTTTCGGCAATACTCGCTTCTTTGTCGGTTTTACTCCATACTGCGGGGTCTGCGACCATCACCGTAACCCCTTCCGCTACGGAAAGCGCATAAGCTTCTTTTGCCACTTCGCTCGCGCTTTTTTTTACTCCCTTATTCGCTTCCCCTTTTTCACAACCGTAAAGCTCGCGGTACCGTATCATCCGCCCTTCGTTATTGACTGCCCACCACCCGATACTAAAAGGTTTCGCATAGCCCCAGTCCATTGCGCAAAATTTAAACCATTGCCCGCTCTCTAAGGCAAAAGGTTTAATAACGTGTTCTTCGCGCCTAAATTCTTCAAACGC